ATGGACAACGACAAAATTGATCAACACAGCGACGAAATTGAAGTTGAGAGCGAAGAAAAAGAGCGCGGCAAAAAAATAGAAATAGATGAAGATCGACTCCCCTCCCGGGCGATGGCAATTCATGAGCATATCCGCCAGGATGGTGAAAAAGAGCTGGAACGCGACGCAATGGCGCTACTGTGGTCAGCCATTGCGGCGGGTCTGTCGATGGGCGCTTCGCTACTGGCAAAAGGGATATTTCATGTCGAACTGGAAGGCGTGCCGGGCAGCTTCTTGCTGGAGAATCTCGGTTATACCTTTGGTTTTATTATCGTCATTATGGCCCGCCAGCAATTATTTACCGAAAACACCGTGACTGCGGTACTACCCGTCATGCAAAAACCGACAATGAGCAACGTTGGCTTACTTATGCGGTTATGGGGCGTCGTGCTGCTGGGTAATATTCTCGGGACAGGTATTGCGGCGTGGGCATTTGAATATATGCCAATCTTCAATGAAGAAACTCGCGATGCATTTGTCAAAATCGGCATGGATGTGATGAAGAACACCCCCAGCGAGATGTTTGCCAACGCGATCATTTCCGGCTGGCTGATCGCCACTATGGTATGGATGTTTCCTGCAGCGGGTGCGGCAAAGATTGTGGTGATTATATTGATGACCTGGCTTATTGCACTGGGTGACACCACTCACATCGTTGTCGGTTCTGTAGAAATCCTCTATCTGGTGTTTAACGGCACGCTGCACTGGAGCGATTTCATCTGGCCCTTCGCACTACCTACTTTAGCGGGGAACATCTGCGGCGGCACCTTTATCTTCGCGTTAATGAGTCATGCACAGATTCGTAACGACATGAGCAACAAGCGCAAAGCAGAAGCACGCCAAAAAGCAGAACGTGCGGAAAACATTAAGAAAAATGATAAAAACCCGGCATAAATGGCGAGGGTTTAAGCAATCGAGCGGCAGCGTACTTACCCCGCAGTCCATTAGCGGGTATACTCATGCCGCATTGTCCTCTTAGTTAAATGGATATAACGAGCCCCTCCTAAGGGCTAATTGCAGGTTCGATTCCTGCAGGGGACACCATTTATCAGTTCGCTCCCATCCGTACCAGTCCGCAAAATCCCCTGAATATCAAGCCTTCCGTATATTCACGGTTCGTCATGGTTCGCGTCAGATCGTTGACAGCCGCACTCCATGACGGGTAAAAAGTGGATAAAATAATTTTACCCACCGGATTTTTACCCATGCTCACCGTTAAGCAGATTGAAGCAGCTAAGCCGAAAGAAAAACCATACCGCCTACTCGATGGTAATGGCCTGTACCTTTATGTCCCTGTATCAGGGAAAAAGGTATGGCAGCTTCGCTACAAGATTGACGGTAAGGAGAAAGTCCTGACCGTAGGAAAATATCCGCTAATGACTTTGCAGGAGGCAAGGGATAAGGCATGGACTGCGAGGAAAGACATCTCGGTTGGCATCGATCCGGTAAAGGCGAAAAAGGCTTCGTCTAACAACAATTCCTTTAGTGCGATTTACAAAGAATGGTACGAGCACAAGAAGCAAGTATGGTCTGTAGGGTATGCGACTGAACTTGCCAAAATGTTTGACGACGACATTTTACCTATCATCGGCGGTCTTGAGATTCAGGATATTGAGCCGATGCAACTGCTGGAAGTAATCCGCAGATTTGAAGATCGCGGTGCAATGGAGCGAGCCAACAAAGCCCGCAGAAGATGCGGCGAGGTTTTCCGTTACGCTATTGTCACCGGAAGGGCTAAATATAACCCAGCACCTGACCTTGCTGACGCCATGAAGGGATACCGCAAGAAGAACTTCCCGTTTCTTCCTGCAGACCAGATCCCGGCATTCAATAAAGCACTGGCAACATTTTCAGGAAGTATCGTATCGCTCATTGCCACCAAGGTTTTACGCTACACAGCCCTAAGAACAAAAGAGCTTCGTTCCATGCAATGGAAGAACGTCGATTTTGAAAACAGGATTATCACCATTGACGCCAATGTGATGAAGGGACGCAAAATTCATGTGGTCCCGATGTCAGACCAGGTGGTTGAACTTCTCACTACGCTAAGCTCAATCACCAAACCAGTATCAGAGTTTGTTTTTGCCGGGCGCAACGATAAGAAGAAGCCAATCTGCGAGAACGCGGTATTGCTTGTGATCAAACAAATCGGCTATGAAGGTCTGGAAAGCGGTCACGGATTCAGGCATGAATTCAGCACGATTATGAACGAGCACGAATGGCCTGCCGACGCCATTGAAGTGCAACTGGCACATGCCAACGGCGGATCTGTACGTGGAATTTACAACCATGCTCAGTATCTCGATAAGCGCAGAGAAATGATGCAATGGTGGGCGGACTGGCTTGATGAAAAGGTGGAGTGATCCGCCTTAACTGTATTAGTCGCGACTTGATCTGACACATGGCCTTGTAATCCAGTGCAAAGCTTTGTGTGCCAGAGTTTTGTCTCATCAACTACAGCAAGTATCGATCGATTGAGACTTAGATGATAGACTTCATGCTTTTGATTATTAGCTGATAGAAGAAATGTTAAAGCTATTTGCAAAGTACACCTTGATTGGCGTGCTGAACACACTTATACACTGGGTGGTTTTTGGTGTATGTATCTATGCCGCGCATACCAATCAGGCTATGGCAAACTTCGCAGGTTTCGTTGTGGCTGTGAGTTTTAGCTTCTTTGCGAATGCAAAATTCACATTCAAAGCATCAACTACAACGATGCGCTACATGTTATATGTCGGGTTCATGGGAACACTGAGTGCTACTGTTGGATGGGCTGCTGATAGATGTTCACTTCCTCCAATTGTCACTCTTGTCACCTTCTCCGCCATCAGCATGGTGTGTGGATTCATTTATTCAAAGTACATTGTTTTCAAGGATAGAGGATGAAAATATCCCTTGTCGTTCCGGTATTTAATGAAGAAGACGCCATAACCATTTTCTATAGGGAAATCCGTCATTTTCAGCCCTTCCAGGGGGAAGAGGTTGAAATTGTCTTTGTAGATGACGGTAGCACTGACTTCACTGCTGTTCTGATGAAAGAGATGGCGCAGGAAGATAGTCTGGTCAAAAACATATTCTTTACTCGCAACTTTGGTAAAGAAGCTGCGTTATTTGCTGGGCTAGCAGAGGCCAGCGGCGAGGTGGTAATACCTATAGACGTGGACCTTCAGGACCCGCTGGAAGTCATTCCGCGCATGATTGAGAAATGGCGAGAAGGGGCTGATGTTGTTCTGGCAAAGCGCATGGATAGGTCTTGCGATAGCTACCTCAAGAGAAAAAGCGCTGAATGGTTCTACCATCTTCACAACTTAATCAGTAATCCTCAAATTGAAGAGAACGTCGGCGATTTTCGTCTTATGTCCCGAGAAGTTGTCGAACACATCAAACTGCTGCCTGAGAGAAACCTTTTTATGAAGGGGATACTATCCTGGGTAGGTGGTAAGACAGATGTGGTTGAATACGTTAGAGCCGAAAGAGCCGCAGGAAAAAGTAAGTTTAATGGCTGGAAACTTTGGAATCTGGCGCTTGAAGGGATAACGAGTTTTTCTACCTTCCCGCTGAGAATGTGGACGTATATCGGTCTCTTCGTAGCCGGTTGCTCATTTTTTTATGGGGCATACATGATTGTGGATACCCTTTGTTTTGGCAATCCGGTGAAGGGATATACATCGATAATGGTATCGATGCTATTCCTTGGCGGCGTTCAGCTGATAGGTATTGGAGTGCTCGGCGAATACATTGGCCGCATTTACATCGAAACAAAGAACAGACCAAGATACATTACTAAGTCAAAGGAATGACATCTATATGATTTCAATTTTTAAAAAGCAACCGCGCACATTCTCTTTCATGTTTTTCTGTGCTTTGATTGCACTTTATGTGATGCCTATAATCTTAACGGGCAGGCTCTACATTGATGACTTGGGTCGGACTCTGTATGGATATTCCGGATGGGGGTTAAACGGCAGGCCGTTAAGTGATGCAATAATGCAGTCTATGAGCTTAGGCGGTGAACTGCTAGACTTGTCACCACTCAATCAAATATTAAGTGTTTTGATACTTTGCATTGCCCTGTATTATTATGCTGCAAAATTTTTTGGCGAAATTAGCTTTATAGGATCGCTTGTTATATGCTTTCTGTTCATAGCAAATCCATTCTACATTGAGAACCTTTCATACAGATTTGACTCTTTAACAATGGCTTTGAGCATGGTGTTACTGCTAATTCCATACTCAGTTGCCAGCAGGCGATACATAAGCGACCTATTTTCTATTCTTATGATTATAGGATCTCTTTCTCTTTATCAGGCATCAATAGGTCTGTTTGCTATTCTGGCTTTGATTGAATCTATTACGGCTTCGAACAAAGGCAACAAACATATTGCTTCAATGATAGCAAGAAGGGTAATGCAGCTGTTTATAGCCTTCCTGATATATAAGACATTTATATCTTCTTACTTCGTTAAGGATTACTATAACATAACTCACTCTGAAGTTATTAAGTTAAGCCATGAATCCTTATCGGTGCTTATTGAGAACATCAAAAGCTTCCTATGGTTTTTGAATAGCTATTTTCATAGCATGCCTGTCGCATTAAGGGTTTTAATCCCCTCAGCAATTGCATATTCAACAATTAAAATGGCTTATGAAATCTATAAGATAGGCTCAAAAGATAATGCTATAGCTCTTTTAATCCTGATATTATCACCCTTTTTAGTTCTGGTATTTTCAATAGCACCTATGGCAATACTTAAAAGCCCAGTTTTTGCACCAAGGGTTCTTCTCTCTTTTTCTGGTGCAGCTATGTTTTATGCTTTCCTGATGCTGCGAAATATAAAAAGCCCTGTAATTTTGACTTTTATTTTCGCTCCGTTAGTTTGGATTAGCTTTGTTTACAGTTACTCTTTTTCCAATGCGTCCAAGAGCCAGTCCATAACTGATGAGATAATAGCCACCTCCGTATTTCAGGAAACATCTCACCATGAATTTAGCCTCAAATACGTTACTGTTAATGGAGAAATGCCTAAGTCAAGGCAATTGCTCATGGCGGAAAATAAACTACCGCTTATGTCAAAGCTCGTTCCTGTTTACTTGAGTTATGACTGGGTTTGGGGAGCGGAACTTCTAAATCACTATGGAATGAATTTAGAGTTCAAAGTATTAGGAAGTGAAAAGAAAAATATGATATGTAAAAGCACCCTGATCACCAAGGGAAGCATTTACTCACTTTACTCATTCAATGATATTCTGATCATTGATTTTCTAAGAACTAAGTGCTGAGGATGCCCCGGCTTAAGCCGGGGTGAAATTTATATGGCTGTCGGCCAGTCAATATCAGGCGCCTTGGAAGTATCAACCCGGCTTAAAAGCACGCGATATTTTTTCAGTGTAGTTAACTGTGTTCTTTCTTCATCTGTCGCCATGTCTAGGTCGATCGCATCCTGAAGTATGGAGATCGTCTGGCTTGCTTCGGCTATCAGGTTGGCCTTTTGCTGTTCTGCCTGATTAATTAAATCCTCTTTTGGTACCTCTGGCGCCGGAGGAAAGGTGAATACCCCGTCTTTATATGTTCCGCCAATCCCGTAAAGGTTATCACCGCACCTTACTGCCTGAGTACCTTCAGGTGGTTCCCATTCTGTGACGCCATCCCAAACGATAACATTCACAATATTTCCATCACCATCAATTACTGCGTAGTCTTCAGCTTCCATTATGCATACTCCCAAACAATCACAATACCCATAGATCCGTTACCACCTGCCAGAGCAGTATTAGGCGTGCCTGTTGACGTCGCAACAGGTCCACCGCCAGCGCCATAACCTGCACCATCAATACCATTGGCACCATAAGCAGTAATGAATCCTCCCGCGCCAAAGCGTGACGATCCACCGGGAGAAGAAATCGAAACTCCAGCACTCAAAGCAATGGACGATGCTGCGCCTTCACCGGGAGTTCCGACAATTACACCCGATCCTGAAGGCGAAGCTGAAACAGTTGCCGCCACAGTTGAGAAGGGGAAAGAGCCTGACGGCCCGGCTGGTTTGCCAGAATCTCCCCCAGCAGCTGAAACAAGATTGCCGAAAGACGAAGTGCCACCGCTGCTTGCGTAAGGATTAGATGTAGTGCCACCCATCCCTCCTGAGCCAACAATTACGTTTACGCCGCTAAAACCAGAAGTAAACTGAGCTTTTGCATACGAGCCAGCACCTCCGGCACCACCAACGGCTACCTGGCCAGGTCCTGCGGCGCGCGCTCCAGCGCCGCCACCGCCGCCGCCAACCATTTCAACGATTACTTTTTTCGTGCCGGCTGTAGGCGTGTAGGTTCCGCTTGTGTAGAAAGTCTGCACGTTCAGCAGGCGGCCAACGTATCCGCTCTCATCTCCCAAATCAAGGTTTTCGAGAGCCGTTTTCACCGTGCCATCCGATTTGATATCGCCAAACGGATTTTTGCGGCTTAACAGCAGCGCACGAAGCGCGGTAAGCAACTGGTCGTGCCGCCCTTTCTCCAGGCTGGCACCGGAGGCCTCCACAACGCTGCAAAGCTCCTCCTGCAACATGTCAAAGTAGTCATCATCCAGATCGGTGGCAGGTGTGCCGGTCTGGGGGTTACCACGGGTAAAACCGTTCTTACCCGCGCCGAACTTATCCTTCTGCGCGGTTTTCGTGTCTATACGATGCATGGATTACTCCGGATATTTAAAAATTACGTAGGTATGCGACGGGCAGAGTTTGTTAAGCACGCACTCGACAACGGTGTCGCCCCAGATACGCAGTGCGGAATCACAGGGATCGCCACATGTCATCCAGGTGGTGTTGGTGGCGGCTGGCATGTTGACCTGCCAGTAATACCGCCATTCCGGCGCATTCACCGCGTCAGTACAGGCCGATGAGCAGGTGAACGTGCTTTTATCGTATCGCGTGATAGTGGCGTCTGGTCTGCCCATGGCAGCAAGCTGTGCAAGGTAAAAATCCTCATTGATGCCGCCCGCCAGATTAACCTTCGCATCCAGCCGTTGCTGACGCTGGCGAAGGGTCTGTGTCCCTGCGGGAATACATTCATCCGGCAGACCGCACAGACGCTCCCAGCGGTTTATCAGTTCAGTGGTGGTGCGCGGATCCAGCTCCCGCATCAGGGCATCCGCACGCTGATGAACGCGGGTTAATGACGGTGCCGCACCGGCAATCGCCGGATCTCTGGCTGACCACGCCGGACCGGGTGGCAACAGTGCCGACAACAGACGGATGTAATCATCGTTTGTCACGTCCATGAAATCGTCCCCAGAACCGCCAGTTCATTTTTTGCAATGGAGATATTGTCTGCCGGTGCAAGCAACTGATGGCTGTATTCCCCGTTCGCACCGGAAATCGCCTCACTGATACGCGACACCTTCAGTTCTCCCTGCGGATAACCATCACGCAGCAGGAACGAACGCAACTCCGCGGTGATGGCAGCCCGTATTTCCGGTGTGTCCGGCGTCACGCGGATATGAAAATCCACTTTATGCGCCACCGGCCTGAACACATACAAATCAGAGCCTGCCACCGGGGCCAGTGGCCCGATATGTTGTCTTGCCGCCGTTTCCGTTGATTCTTCCGGAATGGGATTAATCAGGTCACTGCTGGCAATCATCACACCGACAGTTCCCGTTCCCATCCAGTGACGGTATGTCCATGCGCGGGTAATGCCGGGCACTTCTTTAGCCCAGACGACATAGTCCCCGTCAGCCCCGCCCTGCGGCGTCCAGTAATACCGCTCAATGACGCGGGCGCGCCACGTTTCCAGATCTTCAGTATCGAATCCGCCAGTCAGGGTATCTGCAACACCGGAAGACGGCAGACCATTCACCGGCGTGACCAGGATTAATGCCGTACCGTCGTCAGCGTTACCGACCGCGCCTGTAGTTGAGCAAGTGATCGGCACACGCAGGACACCACCGGAGCTGGTTGCATCGGCAGTTGCCGTGTACTGAACCAGGTCATCGCGCTGAATCACGCTCCCGGCAGTCACCTTCAGGCCATCGCTGACACCTTCCCAGCGCATATACCCGCTGGCAGCCGTGGCCCCCTTGCGCGGACACCGTTTCATCGCAGCATGTCGCGCCAGCCAGGACTCATCGCACAGGTCAGGCAGCATATTCATTGCCAGATAATCGATGTACCCGTAAACCGTATGCAGCGCCGCCGCATACACCTTTGCCCGCACGTCTTCATCCATGCGCCGGAGCGTGTCGCTGACGTCCAGCCTGGCGAATAAATCGTTACGGAGCATACTGATATTTTCTGCCAGCGTCGGGCGCTGAAATTCACTGTCCGCCATGCGTTATCGCACTCCACAGATCATCAAAAGAAATCATTACTGGTCCATCACGACGCCAGAGGGTGATACTGTTACCCAGCTCATTAATCCCGGTGCGGCGGATATCCAGATCAATACGGGACACCACGCCGTCATCAATCATCCATTGCAGGCATTCGCGGATATATCCCCTTACCGTCTGCACCAGCTGATTGGTCAGTTTGCTGCGCTGAAGCAGCCACAGTCGGGAGCCGTAACGGTCATTCTGTACCGCAGGCCAGGTATCCCCCCACCATCCCATCGGGACGTCGGCGTTGTCATCAGGCTCCGCCCGCCGCCAGGTAAACAGGGAAATCACCACGGCGCGGGTCAGCGGATCCAGCGGTGCGCTGGCGCAGGTGCGTTTACCGTTCACCGTCAGCCACAGTTCCATCATGCCTCCATCGCTTTATCCGGTTTGTCGGTGTTACTGCCCTGACCGTTCTCTCTGTGACGATGCCCGTTATAGGCAAGCCGCATCGCTGACATGGTGGTACCGCCGGAGTCGCACAGGTCTTTCACCTGTCCGGTCACTTCCAGGTCCATTTCAAAACGTGCTCTGGGCGCATTGCGAAACGTGATCGTTTTACCTGCACCGTCCACCACGATCCCCTCCCGGGTCAGCGTCACAGACTGCCCCTGATCGTCATAGACAGCCACCTCACCCGTCTGCAGCCCTTTCAGGCGGTAGCGCCGGTCCGACACCGTAACAACCACCGCATGAGAACGGTCGCCATCCGGAAACAACACCACCGCTTCCGCACCGCTGTTTGCCCTTGCGGTAAAACCGTAGGGTTCAAGATGTTCAACCCCGGCTTTGGGTTCACCGGCAATCAGGGACACATCCACGGTCTGACATTTCGTGGCGGCACTGATGCTTTTCACCACTGCCCGCCCAATCAGGCCGAGGAGTTGTCGCTGCATGGCTTCAATCGTCCTCATCAGAACGGGTCCTCCTGTACTCTGGCTTTTTTCTTTTTCCGCGCGCCGGGGGCTTCGGGTTCAGGCAGATAAGCATCAGGTGGGCCGACACGGATTTCCGTCAGGGTGCCGTTCTGGTCCTGAGTAAACGTGACTTCCGAAACAAGCAGTTCGGTATTGTCGAAACCACAGACCGGATCAAAGACAATCACCCGCTGGTTGGGCTGCCACAGCGTACCGTTACCCTGTCGCCAGCCCTGCACCACATAGGTGGTTTCATCCGTCCGCGCCGCCCGTTGCCGGGCTTCAAAGTCAGCACGCGCAATACAGCCTGCCCCCGTAGCCTGCCCTGTCTGCCTGATATACATCGGACGGTAACGGGCAATAAATGCGTCCTCTGTGCGGGCCCGCAGCGCGGTGGTGGTGGCCTCACCGAAATCATCGTCGTTTCCGGCACGCTGCCCCGCCACCTGGTAAACAGAAAACCGCTCCCGGATACTCTTCTCCGTATCGCAGGAAAGGATGTTTTCCCCGAGTACCAGCGCAGTATGTGCCCGCGTTGAGCCAATACCGCCAATCACCAGCCTGCCGTGCGGGTCGTCGTAAGCCAGTGCCTGCTGCTGACCGAGTATTTTGTTGATTACCTCAATCACCGTTTCACCGTGATCAGGCTGAACATCAGGAATAACACCCGACGGCGCACCGCTGTTCACCACCTCAATGCCGAAAGGCGCAGCAAGCGCCTGCGCAATCTGCACCAGCGAGCGTCCGTTAAACTGTGTCGGTTCGGCTGCACAGTCAATCAGGTCAGCCGTCAGACTACGTCCGGCAATACCGGTGCTGACCGAACGGGCATCGTAACGAACGGGCGTCGCCTCCACCCAGCCGGTGATCACCAGCTCATCACCAATCAGCACTTCCACTTTTGAACCGTTTTTAATGCGCGGCTGAAGCGTGGTGATACCCTCATCTCCCGGCCACTGGCGGGTGATCTCCACACTGAAATCCCGCGCCAGCCGTTCAATACCGGCACCGATGCGCACCGATGTCCAGCCATTCCACTCCCGGCCATTTACCCGTAGCGTGACATTGTCGTTCATTGCACTGGCACCTTCAGAGGGATCACCGGCACAAAGCCGGGATGCGTAATGGCATTACGCCGGATAATGTCCGCGTCACGCGCCGCGTTATCAAACCAGGTCGCCGCCAGCACCAGCGCGGGTAAAACCTCATCCGGTGTGCGCTGAATGATCCGTGCAGACTGTTCAAGGCGCGTGTTGATATCCGCATTCAGATCTGCTTTCACCCGGCGCAGCGCCAGAAACAGCGCATCACTGGTTGTACGGGACAACTCCTTATCAATTGCCGTATTCAGTGTGTCGCGAATGTCAGTCAGTTCTTCCCACGTCGGCAGGTCAACCTTGTTTTTCACCGCCGGTGCATTGTTCAGTGCCGGATGCGTGACGGAAGGCCAGCCAGTGCTCTGCGCAGGTGTTGTAGCCTGCCCCACTGAGGAATTCTGCATCACCGCGGAAGTTGTTGGCGCAGGCAATCGGGTGACGGCATACGCCGCTTCGCTGATTGCGGTCGTACGAAGGGTGCTGGCAACCACGTTACGCTGCTGCGTCGCCGTGGCGGTGGTTTTACTGTCCGTTTTCCAGACGCCGCGCGGTTGCAGATCGCTGCCGAGGCTGACACCGGAAAGCGTTTTGATCATGGTGACCAGGTCGCTGGCGTTACCATAAAGGCGTTTCCCGGTACGCCACATTTTCTGCACCTGCTCAACGAAATTTTTGCCTGACGATGGCGGCGGCAGAAGTACCGAGATATCCCCCTGCAACAGCCTGGCGGCATCCGATACGGCAGAATCCACCACTTTCATCGCATCAGAAACATACCCAAGCATTGTGCTGACATTACCAACGACGTCGTTCTGCACGAAATCCGCCACGCCATCGATACTGAAACCGCTGAAGCTGTCACTGATGCAGTCATCCAGTGCAGAACAGGATGACATCAGCGTCTGCGCCGTCGCCGCACCTGATGTGGGGTAAGAGAGTTCTCCTGCTTCGACAAACTTCAGGTCAAAACGGACAATACGCCCTTCACTCTTCGATGTGCTGACCCGAACTTCCCCGTCAACACAGACTTTCAGCTCACCGTAAGTCGGATGGACAAGCGTGCCGGGACCGGGTTTATTCAGCGCGTCAATCAGGCGATCGCGCTGGTCAAAGCAGTCATCTCCCACCACATAAGCCGTGATGGACGGGCGGAAAGTGATTTTCCCCAGGTCCTCGGTATAGGGTTTGTCGCGGTTCGGGTATTCGTGCGTTTCCACACGACGGCCGGTTCCCGCACTTTCTTCTTCAACCTTAAACGGCACACCGCGAAATGACGCGTCCTGAAGTCTGTCTTTCCACGTCATATAAACTCCGTACATAAAAAATCCCACCGGAGTGGGACTCATTAACAGATTAATTTTTCATTACCTGCCAAAGCGCGTATAGCCAACATCATGGCTGACATCAAAACCGCTGGATCGCGTTTCCATAACCCGCATACCCGGAGGCGAATTCACAAAAGATACCTTGATCTCACCATCAACTTTTGGCGCAGAAGCTTTGTTAATCATGAAGGGATTCGGGCCTGTGGCATTAGAGGCGTTGTTTGACTGAGCCGGATCCACCGCCGGATAAGGTGTGTATCCCCGCGCCGGTATTCCCGTCCCATAAGCATCATAAGCACCCGCACCCCACTGCGCCGAGTTAATGGCATCGACCGTGTCACCGGAACTGTCGGTAAGCCACTCAATAATTGGCTTCAGCTTATCCCACATATCCTGAAACCACTTTACAACCGGCCCCCAGTTATTGATCACCATCCCCAGCGGCGACCAGGCAAAAACTTTCTTAAGGAGTTCCCAGCCAGCCTCAAAATAAGGACCAATGGTTTCCCAGAGTTTCTTAAAATAAGGTCCGACAACATCCCAGTTAGTGATAATTAATCCCGCAGCCAGGGCTATCGCCGTCGCAATCATGCCAATCGGCGTCATCGACATGATCCTGCTGACAATACTGATGGCACTGCCCACGCCCATCAATCCCAGTTTCAGAATCGCAAGACCGGCAGCAAGCCCGACGACGCCGCGAATAACCCGGGGATTTTCATCCGCAAACTTCGTGAATTTTTCCCCTAACTCCCCCAGCCATTGCGTGATATTTTTAGCGTCACCAGAAAATGCGCCGCCAATAGCCGCAAGGCCGTTAGTTGCGGTCCCCGTCATTGCCTCCCACAGGTTGGACAGCGTACCAAGCTGTGCCTGAACACGTTTATTCAGGCTGGCCTGTTTATTCATCTTCTGCTGGATCTGATCGTAGCCATCCTTTCCTTTATCGATTAGTGCATTGACCACCTGAAGGGTTTCGGCATCATCACCAAATATTGCCTTAAGTACACCAGTTCGTTTAACGTCGGTCAGTTTTCGCAGCTTTGCCAGTTGCCTGAACATGTTATCAAGACCGCCAAAACTCCCTTTGCCGTCAGTAAAATCGAGCTGTACCCCGAGTTTCTGGCGGGCCATGATTTTATTGACGTCCCTGATTTTCTTAACGCTTAATCCGGACTGGATAACTTTTCGCAGGGCGTTACCTGCCGACTCCCCGTTCATCCCCATCTGATCCATCATGACGCTGATGGGGGCAAGGCTCTGTGCAGCCTGAAGACCGTCCTTGTTCACCATCTTCAGAACAGAGCTGGTTTTAGTGAAGAAGGACAACATGTTGGTATCGTCCACGCCCAGATAAAACGCCTTCTGAATTGTGTCGAACAGCCCCATCATGTCTTCTGAGGCCGTTCCGGTAGCATCCTGCATCTTTGCGGCAAACTCAGCAGCCGCTTCCGGTGTTTTTTTCAGTTGTACCGCAAGATAAGCTGTCGCTTTACCCACACCACCAAGAATGTTTTCTGCCGGGATCCCCTGACGCACCAGCATCTGCATCATGTTCTGGAAATCAGCCGTTGTACCGGGTAGCTGGTTACCCAGGCCAATAGCCAGTTTATTGATGTCCTGAAAGCTCTTTCCAACCTCGCCGTTCGCATCCATCATGGCGACTTTCAGCCCGGTGGCGGCGTTTTCCTGATCGGCATAAGATTTCAGGGAAAGCGTCAGACCCGCAGCCAGTCCGCCACCAAGCGCCAGCCCACCCTGTGACGCTTCTTCCGCCTGGCGTTTAAATCCCCGGATTTTCTTTTGCATTTTCGACAGCGCGGGAGAAAGCCTGTCGACACCGGTGATCAACGCCTTAAGCTCAAATTCAGCCATGTGTGCGTTTCTCCTGCTCTATCCTGTTTGCCTGACTGACCAGCAAGGGAATTTCACTGATCGGCATATTCAGCAATTCGAAGGGATTAATGCGCCAGTAGCTGGCGCAGTCAAAGAAGCGATCAGTGAGGTATTCAGCCGTCAGGCCTGGAGGAAAAAACCGGCCACAAGCCACGCCGCTGCATTCAGGTCTGCCGGAGACATCTGGTCGACAGAGCTTTGCGGCACTTTCGCCAGCCGCACAATGTATTTCGACACCACATGCGCCAGAAGTCTGACGGACTCATCCTGATTCATCTGGTAGGGATACCCCAGCTCGCGGACATCTTTCCCGGTGGGCTCATCAAACTCCAGTACGGAGAGTGTCTCGCCATGAGCGGTAATCGGTTTCTTTAACTCAAGCTCTTTCATTACTGGTAATCCCCTTCTTCACCGTGGAATTCAAGATCGACCGTGCCTTCTTCGGCATTATGGTTCGCTTCGCCGTGCAGCCAGGCAGACGACAGTACATAGACCTGACCGTTCGCCAGCTCGGCAGTGATGGTCATCTCATCAGACGAGGTGATTTTGTTCACCGGAAAATTCTTCGGCACCTTGAAGGTCCCTTTGACATAAGGCGCACGGTGAGTTTCCTTGCGGTCCACTGAACCGTCCAGGCCGATGATGTCATCATTGACCGTCCTGTTCATGGGCACCTCAATGCCGCCGGTCAGCGATAGCTGCTGACCGTCAATTTTGAAATAACAGGTTCCCCCGATACGGGCCATTATGCGGACTCCTCTGAATACTGAAGACGGAACTGGTTAACCACGGCAAAGACACGCAACTGGTTAACATAGTCAGGCGGGAACAGCGTGTTCAGGCGGTTCGGATCGCTGGCATCACGCTCCACAACCAGGTACTGCTTAAACAGTTCGTAGTTTTCCACGATCCCCGCACGCTCAAGCTGACGGTAGGTTGCCAGCAGTTCCCCTTTGATCACCGCCGGGGTGACAATCGCCTGACCGGGACCAAAGCGGGTACCGTCACTGGCAAGCTTGTGACGCCCGTACTTACTGGTAATGACGGATTTCAGTTTGCGCAGTACATAGGCACTGGTATGCAGCGTCTCGCTGTCGAGGTAGCTGTTATCCGCAACCCCGTAAGCGTTTTTCCTGTACGTGGTGACATCACGCTGAATGCGCAGCACCCCGCTTTCGACATACGCCGTTGCCACGCCATGAGACAGCAGGGTCTGTTGTTCGGTCATCGTGAACCGTTTCCCCTTCGGCGCAGGCAGCATACCCACCAGCTCACCGGTCTGCGTGGGACGTGCCGGATCGTTGCGGATAAACACCGCTGCGCGGGCGGTACGGCTTGCCGCCAGCTCGTCGGCAGGCGTCTGGGTCTCTTTTTCGTACCCTGCCAGGGTAATGTGCTGCTGGTTAAACTGGTCACCTGCGGTCACCAGTTCTGACAGCGTGCCGATCTTTGCCGTATACACATGACCATACAGCTGACGCGCATAGCTCCAGCGACCGCTGGTATCGTTCATCTCGGTCACCAGCGTGTTAACGGAGGCCGTGTCGTTGAACGGCAGGCCGATATAATCAAACGGCTCATCCGCCATTGCAGCCACCGCGCCGGTGAGAACCGGAGCACCCGTTCCGGCGGTACCCGTCGCCACGGCAATCTGTACGCCCGCTGGCAGCACTTCGCCCCCACCAAAGCCGTAGTAATTGAGGCTGACAGGAATTTCATTCCCGCAAAGCCCCTTATGACGCGCGGTCAGTGTGACCACGCCTGCCGAAGATGAAGCCGTAAACGGCAGAGTCGGAACGGCATTGATGGCATCTTTGATACTGCTGGCAATCGTCGTGACGTTATCGCCGTTGGTCACCGGAGCCTGCACGCGGGTACGTCCCACATAGACATTCACCGCGCCGCTTTCGGTTGCTTCCCCGGTCACCGTCAGCGTAACCGTTGCCGCCGCGCCTGTGGCTTCCGGAACGGCAATCACATACAGCTCACCAAACGGGTCGGTCTGGCGATAAGCCTCGACCATACGCGCCAGCTGACTTCCCGCACCACAAATCTGGCGTGCATAGTCTGCCGACGGCATCAACACCAGACTGTTGGCAACAATCTCTGCACCGTTACTGGCATGACCAATCAGCAGCGATGCTCCGCTGTCCTGTGCAGTATTCGCCGCCTGGTTATCCATTTCCGCATAAAACAGCGGAACCAGCGTATTCGATGGAATGGTGTTAAAGCTTATCGTCATCGGTGTTCACCTTTTTATTCACGCGCCGGATATCACCCGCTGCTTCACGGCGCAGCCAGTAGTTGTTCTCGTCAACATTTCGCCCTTCGGCGGGCAAAAGGTCGCCGCGGGCAGGGTCAGGCACTGACCGCCCTTTAACAGGTTTGACAAACATGAGGATCCTCAGGAAGGAAGGGTTATTTCGGTGTGATGTTCGATATCGCCGTCAGGCCCGTTACCGGGCTCGAGATAATCAACATCAATCGCCAGCGTTTGCAGTTCATCCAGACTGTTCAGATCATCCTGCTGGCGGGTATCGTCTTCAGTCAGCTCGCTGATGACCGAAAAATCGAACTGATAAATCAGCTCATGACGATTCAGATCCAGCAGCGTGCCGCCGTCATAGGTAATCGGGTTACCGCACGCTTCCGGGTTCCAGCCCAGCAGGGCCTTAAAGAGCATCTGCCGGACATCGTCCACCACATCATACGAGGCAAACTGACCGCGCTCATCACGCCCGTTACTCAGTATGACAACCACGGAGAAGCCCTCTTTCAGCTCCTGCCAGTAGTCGGTCTGGCTTTTGTTTTCTCCCGGAGAGTCATCACCCGGTACCACATACGCCGCCGGGAGTCTCAGCTTTCCGACCTCCGGCAGATTTTTGAACTGTGCCGCGCCTGCCACCCGGTTTTCAAAATACGGGCAGCGGGCACGCAGCGCAGCAATAACAGGCGTCAGTTTCATCTGTGTCGTCGCTCCGGCTTCAGTGATTTACGCAATTCCCGCGCCAGAAAATAGCGTGTCCAGCTGCGGTTCTTTTCAAGCGTTTCCACCATGAAGTTATTACGTGGAGCCAGTCGCCAGCCGCTGCCACCGGATGCACCACGATGATGGCTGCGACGACGCTTTGCTCCTCCCCGGACACCAAAAAACAGAAACGCCGGATAGAAGTCACCAGAGATCATCCGGTTCCCCTTCCCGTTGCGCTGGTTAGGGGCAATGCGTGTCATAAAACCGGCTCGCTTTTTACTGGCTCTCGGCACCATGTAACCAATCGAACGAGCCAGGCGTCCGGTCTGATAACCGGGGTTTTCACCCGGTGCCGACCGCGCACGGCGCATCACCAGCCGACGGGCATCACGCATATGACGCTGCCCAATCGTGACAAACGCCCGCCTGACACGGGCGCGGTTAAAGCGCATCTCCGCGGGCTGCTGAACATCAACGTGAAAAAATGGAGTCGCCATTGCTGCCTCCGTGACTCTGCGTAAATTCGCCCAGTTCCGTACACTCCAGCAGCAGAAAGCGCCGCGCCCCGTTCAGATCACGCTGACGTTTCACCCGGTACACACTGTCATCACAGACCACCTCATAATCAGCAGTGATCCCCCGGCGGTAACGAATGGTGATGTAATGGGTGATGGCGTCCCCGGTCTGTGCGGTTTCCTGCCAGGTGGTGGCACTGGTCTGGATAACCTTCGCCCATGCCCGGAACGTAACCGGGTATTGAGGCTCCACGCCAAAGTTATCCGCGGGCATATCCACCCGCTGGCGGATCAGGACGCGTTTATTCAGTTCACCGGGGTCCGGCAGAATGTAGGTTGCGCTGGTCTGCGCCTGACTAATTTTCATTGCGGAAAGTACCTGTACGGGCCGACAAGCCAGCCAAAACTCTGCGGCATGTCGAGTTTCTCCACTTCCGTAACCGACGAGCGGTTTTCGTAAAAATGGCTGATAAGCATCAGCATCCCCAGACGAATATCATCCGGCAGGTGCAGCCCGTCCGGATCGCTGTCCGGAATGGTTTCATCCGGTGCATAGAGCTTCCGGTTCAGATACGTTTCCGTCCGCTTTTGTGCCGCACATGCCAGCAGTTGCAGATGGCGGTCATCAGTATCGAAATCCTCATCCAGCCGGAGTTGGGCTTTAATCTCTTCCATTGTCAGAAGCATACTCAGCCCTCTTTACTGGTCGTGGCTTTTTTTTCTTTTGCCGCTTTACTGCTTTTTGCACTGATTCCGCGCTCTGCTAACCCGGCCTGAAGTGCAATCTCCTGCACCCGGGCAGGAAGCGCTCCGTCGTCATACTCACCGGCCTGAATGACCTCAACACGCATACCGTCCGGTGACCATTTCAGATCTTGTTTCAGGATCATGATTCTTCACCCATCAGAACAGGGGCGCAGTTCAGCGCCCCTGAGTGATTACGCCGCAGCAATCTTCAGCAGTTTGATGGCCTGCGAATCGACCAGCATGCCGCCGGTGCGCTTGGTGGTATAAAAACCGACAAACGGTTTATTGGTGTACGGATCGCGCAAAATGCGGGTACCGATACGGTCAACGATGGTGTAACCCCGTTTGAAGTTACCAAATGCAATGGCTTTCGCATCCGCGGCGATATCCGGCATCTGCTCGTTTTCAGCGATACCGTAACCCGCCAGAGAGGACGGCTGCCCCAGTTCCAGCCCCGGACGCCACAGATAGTTACCCTCGGTGTCTTTCAGCAGACGAATGGCAAACAGGCTGTTGTTGTTCATCATGAACTTCGCACCGGTGCGATGTGCCTTACGCAGCGTGTAAATCAGTTTGATAATGGCATCAGCGGTCACTGCCGTCGCTTCACCGGATACAATATGCTGAAGTTTGCCGAACGCACGTACCTTATCGGTTTCATCCGTGGACTCATACGCCAGGAACCCTTTCGGCTTCTTGGTGCCATCACCAGTGGTAAAGGCAATTTCTTCCTGTTCGGCAAATTCGGTTGCCAGCTCGCTGTTGATCCAGGCCTCTACGTTGAAGAAGGCATCATCCAGCATTTTCTGGGTGGCCTGCGGGTTACCGTAGATTTCCCCCATGAAAGGTTCAATCAGTCCCAGTTTTGAGGTGGCGGTCTGGGAGCGCGCGTCAGTCTCGCCAACCCATCCGGAAGCCGTGCCGCCCAGATTCACCAGTTTTTTGTAGTCGGAACCGCCAACAGTGATTACCGTGGCTTCCTGGCGCATCACCACTTCATCTTTCAGCAGGGTGAGAATGTTGCGATCCAGTGCTTCCGGCACGGCATAGCCACCGTCTTCATCGGTGCCCACCTGCAATGCCTTACGCTCCAGATCGCGCAGACCGTCTTCACGGCCTTTACGCAAAAAGCCCACAAACGCTTCTTTATGCTCGGTGGCCAGTTTATTTTGCGCGCCACCTGCCGGACGTTTCAGCTCAAGCAGCTCTTTTTCAAGATCGCTTTTGAGATTTTCCAGCTCGCTGAGTTTCCCGTTCAGGGTTTCCACCTGCCCGGCAAGCTTGCCTTTTTCCTGCTCAATCGCATCCACGCGCTTGTCGTTCTTTGCTTTGAAGTCGTCAAACTTCTGCTGCAGCTCCTGCGCGACCTGTTCGACATCTTTAATATCAACCGCCATCGTATTTCTCCTGATTAGAAGTTCAGATTTTTCAGTGCATTCAGTGCAGAGCCCACATCCTCAGCGTCGCGCAGGGACAGTGCGCCATAGCCCCCGGCCATGAATGCTTTGGCCTGGGTACGGGAGAGTCCGACATCACGCAGGACTCTTTCGATTTTTTTCTGTTCGGGGATTTCCCCGCGGGCCAGTGCGTTCTTGACGTCGCTGATCCGCGCCTCGTCGTTAGACGGGAACGTCACCAGGCTGACTTCCCATAGGTCGATTTCTTTCAGCAGAAAGGCTTCTTTGCTCCGGTCGTATTCCCAGTCTTTCAGGACGTACCCAATAGAAAGGCCGGTTAACGAACCGGCCTTCATGTGTGCATGTGCGCGTTTTGCGAGGGGATCATCATCAATAAGCAACCGTCCCCTGACGTAAAGCCCGACATCGTCTTCCTTCATTTCGGTGTAAACACCGATGGGTTCATCCATGCGGTGCTGCCAGAGCAGCGCAGGTAACGCTTTTCTGTCACTCCACGCCCGCAGGGAAGCAGCAAATGCCCCGGACATCACCACATCATCGTGGCTGTCCTTTACACCAAAGACGGAGCCATACCCTTCAAACTCACCGGAGTCACTGACAGATTTCAGACTCAGCGGTACATCAAGACGTTGTTTCGTCTGCATTGGCGTTATCCTTCTGCTTACCGGCTTTACTGCCATCGGAGGGTTTCGTGGTCATGTTCATCGGTGTGAGATAGACATCACCACCGGGACGCGGATTCATATCTTCCAGGTCGCGGCAGTCATTGGGAGAGTAAATTCCCCAGTTGATCCCGGTGGCGTAGGCTTCAAAACGGGACTTCATATCCCCGCGCAGTAACGCCCCGGCGTTAAATTTGGCGTAATAAACGCCCTGCTTACTTTTTCGTACCAGTCCGGTGTTGATCCGCTGTTCGATGCGGGTCAGATACGGCACCAGTGAATAGTTGATAAATCCCAGCCCCAGCTCTTCGATATTGTTGAAGGTGGCGCGATCGGTGTTCTGCACCATGTGCAACGGCACCCGGAACAGACGACAGATTTCTTCAAGCTGAAACTTGCGGGTTTCCAGGAACTGGCTGTCCTCGGCGTTCAGCGCCATCGACTTCCAGTCCAGCCCCATCTCAAGGATCATCGGGCGGTGAGCATTGCCAAGCCCGGTGTGACGCTCCTCAAAATCTTTCTTCAGGCGCTCGTAAGCCTGATCTGACAGCGTCTGCTCTGTACGCAACACACCCGACGTCACCGCGCCATTGCTGAACAGTCTGGCCCCGTGCTCTTCGGTCGCTGCCGCCAGCGATATTGCCTCGCGGGCATAGGCGATGGGATTCAGCCCCACCAGTCCGTCCAGCGTCAGCGTGCGCACATGCCAGATATCCTCCTGGCTCAGTACATCCGTGGAGCCATCCGGGAATGTGACCTGATAGACCGGCTCCCAGCTACTGTTAAGCTTCGGTACCACACAGCCGGGATCGACGGGCAGCAGTTCAGCCACTTCGCCAAATGTTTTCACTTTGTAGGCGTAAAAGTTTCCCCGCAGGCACAGACAGGTGACCACCAGCTCCCAGAACTCCTGCGGCGTCATATAGCCATTGGGATGCGTGGAGATCAGCTTATGCAGACGTTCGCCAGTGGCTCTCTGCTTCAGGCTGCCGTTCAGGTGATACAGGTTGCAGGGCAACATCCCGACCGACTCCGCCAGCACCCTGACGCAGGAAAAAACCGCCGTCAGTCGCATGGCCCTCTGGCTGCTGATCTGCTTTCCGGTATAGGTGTCGTATGACAGCCCGATAGCATCCACCAGCTCTGCTGGCGTGGTCACCGGTGCGTCACTTTTTCGTTGAAATAATCCCGAAAAGAACACTATTTACCTCCACCAACAGACATCTGTGTACGGTCGAGATATCGCGCTACCAGCCACGACCAGAACAGGCACAACGCCCCGGCAACAACAAACCCCGCCGGGGGATAAATCAGCCAGGCGCCATACGCCAGCAAAAGCGCCCCCAGCACGCCCACCAGAGGCGCGAGAATCAGCATGATCATAATTACCTCAGTTAAAGCGAGCGGATCCCGTAGGACTCAATGTGGTCGGACAGCGTGTCTTCTTTCTCATACAGCATGGCTCTGCCAACCGCCATAATCAGCGCAACTGCACCATCGATTTTGTTTTCCGCCTGCTCTTTGACGGGCTTCACCACATCATCGTTACCCGGAATGGTTTTGCCGACCACGTTACCGATACACCAGGTCATGATGGGATTGCCATCATGATGAAAGCGCCCCGATTCAATTGCCGCTTCCAGCTCTTTCATCGGGTCGGACATGTTGGTGTAGTTCTGAATGATGGTGATGGGATTCAGGTCTTCATCAGCAAGGTCATGTGACAGCCCGGTCGCCCCGAAGGGGTCGATGGGTGACTCGCTGACCGGGCTGATTTTGTTCGCCGCTTTGGCCTCTTCGAGGATGTAGCGATAATCCACCTCCGCACCATCGGTAACGGTCAGGACGCCCATTTCCACCCATTTCTGAAAGCGTTCGGCTGTCCGGCGATCTTCATTTTTCTCGACGCTGTACACCGTGTCATACGGTACCCAGAAACGCGGGGCCACACTGTAGTAATGCGTTTTACCGTCAATCTCGCGGGTATAAAGTCGCGCCATGCTGTTCATATCCAGCTTACGCGCCAGGTCAAAGGCCAGAATGCACGGCTGCCCCTCGAACTGCTCAAGGGTCAGTGATTTATCCTCGCAGCTCTGCCAGCTCACCAGGTTGAAATACGCCGAACGCGCCGACACCCAGATATTGAGGTGTTTTGTTTTAAAGACGTTTGCCTGACGGGCGTTATTTTTCGCACGCTGCTGCTGACTTAACAAAAATTCGCGATAAACCGACACGCCAATATTCGGGTTAGCTTTTTCCAGCACCTGCGGGTCGGTCCAGTCATCGCCTTCGTCAACGGTATAGATGATCCCGAACAGTTCATCGTTGGGTACCGACCCGTTGAGCATCTCGATAACTTCCCGTCGCTTGTCGTAGCACGGCCCCTCAATGTTGTACCCGGCAGTAGTAATGGCCCACATCAGTGGCTGACGTCGCGCCCCCATCCCGGTAAGCATCGTGGTGTAAAGCGCATCGGTGGCGTGCTCGTGATATTCATCCACCACCGCACAGTGGGGTGATGAACCATCACCGGGGTTACCGATCAGCGGTTCAAAACGCGCACCATCCTCCGGACGGTTCATGTTTGAGGCGTTAACCTCAATCCCGAACGCTTCCGTCAGCATGGGTGTGCGTTTACACATCAGTCTTGCCGGACGAAAGACTTCCCATGCCTGTTTCTCCGTCGTGGCACCGGAATACACTTCCGCGCCGAACTCGTTATCACAGGCAAAACAATACAGGGCGACACCGGCAGAGATTGCCGATTTGCCGTTCTTACGGGGGATTTCGGTATACACCTCACGGAAGCGGCGCAGCCGGGAGCCTTTATTGACCCAGCCAAACGCGCAGCAGATCACAAAGAGCTGCCACGGCTCCAGCGTGATGGGCATCCTCTTAAATGCCCACTCACCCTTGGTGTGCGGCAACAGCTGAATAAATTTCGCGGCCCGTTCAGCCAGGTCCTTGTCGAAGCGGTAACGAAACGACTTACTTTTTTCCTCCATCAGGTCATCAAGATGGCGCTGGCAGGCCTGAATCACAAACTGGCAGGCCACAATCTTTCCGCGCACGACATCCCGGGCATACTGATTTGCAGCATTTACGTTGGGGTAAGATTTCCGGCTCATGATTCGATGATTTTCAGAAACGGGTTAGTAGCTTTCTTCTGCCCCGCCAGGCCAATCAGACGCTGGCGGCTGCTGGGGTCAAGTCCGAGCATTGCACCCGTGCTGCTCATCTCGGACTCCTGTTCTTTTTTGGCGGTCAGCTCCGGATTTTTGACCATGCCGCCCATTGCACCGGTGATGGTGTTGCCCTGTATGGCAATATTTTTCACGGCACGTCGCCAGAACTCATAGGCTACGCACCACCGCTCAAGCACCGCGAGGTCAGTCACGCACAGCAGGCCCTGACCGCAGAGTTCTTTGGTTGTCAGTTGCCACATGATCGTGGCGAGAGGGAGATTTTCTTCTGCGAACCACTCCGGTGGTTCAACGCCTTTGATGGGCGTAAAAACAGGTTCATCTTTGTTCAGGGCTCGCTTGCCGGGGTTTCCGGCCAGCGCCTTGCGCGCCGTTGGCTTGGGGCGACGCCCGGAACGCCCCGCCGTTCCAGCCATATGCGGCACTCCTGGTTAAATTTCATTTTTCGCGGGTATAAAAAAACGATGGGGCGGGCAGTCCGGAAGACGTCAGGTCACAGGGATTTGACCCGCCCCTCCCCTCAGGCAGTTGAGAATCATTATCACTTCAGCCGTTCACGGGCCGTCTTCGCCTTATGGCACGGCCAGCACAGGCTCTGCAGATTACTGTCTGCATCGGTGCCGCCATGCGCTTTAGGGATGATGTGGTCAACGGTTTTCGCTTCACGCACCACACCGGCACGCAGACATAACTGACACAGGCCTTTGTCACGTTTCAGCACACGCGCACGGATAACGTCCCACTTCGAACCGTAGCCGCGCTGATGACGGGATTGTCCTGGCTTGTATTGCTTCCAGCCTTCGCTTTTGTGGCTTTCGCAGTAGCCTGACGGGTCTGTCGTGGTATTACGGCAGCCGCGAACGCGGCAGGCTTTTGGAGTTCGAGGGGGCATAAATATATTCCTGTTCTTTGTTCGGACTATTTGACTGCTGCCAGCAAAGCGTTACGGCGCATCTCGATACTTCGAATCCCCGCTTTGTCAATATTGCATTGTCCCAACGCCGAAAGCAGGCTCACATTCAGATCCAGACTGGCCCCATAGGTCAGCGGCTCGGGAATGACTGGCTGGGGAGTTTCAGTAGTCAGGCTTGCTGGCAACGGTACCGCCGGAATCGGTACGTAAACTGTTCGCGTACTTCCGCAACCGGTCAGCAGCGGCAGCAGGCACAGGGCGTACAGCACAATCATCATCCGCAACAGCCACTTTGATATCAGCCTGGGTTCTCTGTGACTCCAGTGCGATCTGCTGTTTTGCATGCTGGTTAGCCTCCAGAACTGTATTGACGATTTGCAGTGATTGCAGGACGTTATTGGTAATAGCGGTTGCCGATTCGGCATTTTGTACAGCCTCATCAGCACGTTTCTTTTCGCGCTGGTATTTGCTGTGGTAGTGGTTAGCTGACCAGACGAGAGAACCGAATAAAGTCAGGAGGAAAGCAGAAATAACCAGCTTATAGCGAAGTTTCATTAACCACCCCGCCAGCTTCTTTGAATTTGGCAATCAGACTATCGATCTTGTGTTCATACTGACCGTAGCCAGCACCGGGCAATGAAGCCCAAATATTGCTGCAACGATCAATAGCCTGACGAATATCACCGCGATCAATCATCGGTAAAGCGCCACGCTCCTTAATCTGCTGCAGTGCCACAGCGTCCTGGCTTTTGGGAGAGAAGTCTTTCAGGCCAAGCTGCTTGCGGTAGGCATCCCACCAACGGGAAAGAAGCTGGTAGCGTCCGGCGGCTGTTGATTTGAGTTTGGGGTTTAGCGTGACAAGTTTGCGAGGGTGATCGGAGTAATCAGTGAATAGCTCTCCTCCTACAATGACGTCATAACCATGATTTCTGGTTTTCTGACGTCCGTTATCAGTTCCCTCTGACCATGCCAGCATATCGAGGAACGCCTTACGTTGATTATTGATTTCCACCATCTTCTACTCCGGCTTTTTTAGCAGCGAAGCGTTTGATAAGCGAACCTATCGAGTCAGTACCGATGTAGCCGATAAACACGCTCGTTATATAAGCGAGATTGCTACTTAGTCCGGCGAAGTCGAGAAGGTCACGAATGAACCAGGCGATAATGGCGCACATCGTTGCGTCGATTACTGTTTTTGTAAACGCACCGCCATTATATCTGCCGCGAAGGTACGCCATTGCAAACGCAAGGATTGCCCCGATGCCTTGTTCCTTTGCCGCGAGAATGGCGGCTAACAGGTCATGTTTTTCTGGCATCTTCATGTCTTACCCCCAATAAGGGGATTTGCTCTATTTAATTAGGAATAAGGTCGATTACTGATAGAACAAATCCAGGCTACTGTGTTTAGTAATCAGATTTGTTCGTGACCGATATGCACGGGCAAAACGGCAGGAGGTTGTTAGCGCAACCTCTTGCCACCCGCTTTCACGAAGCCAGCCATTGCGCTGGTTTTCTTTTATGCAAAGCACACCGCACCGTAGCCACAGCGGATAAGGTGATTATTTTTGTCTGTCTGGTATTTGGTTTGATGTGCTTTCAGAAAGGTCGTGATTAAAACGCAAAAAGCCCCGAGCTATTAACTCAGGGCTTTATTTAACGAGTGCATTTATCCATCGTTGAGTCAAATTTACCCAACTTTATTCAAAAAGTCAATATTATGCCGTTAATATGTTGCCATCCGTGGCAATCATGACGCTAACGTGTGACCGCATTCAAAATGTTGTCTGCGATTGACTCTTCTTTGTGGCATTGCACCACCAGAGCGTCATACAGTGGTTTAACAGTGCGTGACCAGGTGGGTTGAGTAAGGTTTGGGATTAGCATCGTCACAGCGCGATATGCGGCGCTTGCTGGCATCCTTGAATAGCCGACACCTTTGCATCTTCCGCACTCTTTCTCAACAACTCTCCCCCACTGCTCTGTTTTTGCTATATCAACCGCACGGCCTGTACCGTGGCAATCTCTGCATCTTGCGCCCGGCGTCGCGGCACTACGGCAATAATCCGCATAAGCGAATGTTGCGAGCACTTGCAGTACCTTTGCCTTAGTATTTCCTTCGAGCTTTGCCACACCACGGTATTTCCCCGATACCTTGTGTGCAAATTGCATCAGATAGTTGATAGCCTTTTGTTTGTCGTTCTGGCTGAGTTCATGCTTACCGCAGAATGCAGCCATTCCGAATCCGGCTTGTGATTGCGCCATCCCCATAGCAGCCATCACATCAGTACCGGAAAGAGAGTCAGAAGCCGTGGCCCGTGGTGAGTCGCTCATCATCGGGCTTTTTGGCGAATGAAATTTAGCTACGCTTTCGAGTCTCATCGTCTTCCCCTCTTGCCCTGTTTGACCATCAGGACGCCGTTAACTATTACGTGACGCTCGCCTTTTCTGTCTCGGTTGTACTTGAGCACTGTTCCTCTTGCGCAGGAAAGCATCCTCGCCACTTCGGTCTGATTGCCTCGCGTCTGGATAAGAAGCTCTGGTATCGTTTGAATTGTGGCGTTCATACGTTCTCCAGTTCGGTGATTTTTATTCCAAGCCTTCCGCCTGGTACTTTCACGCCACGAATTACGCGAATGTCATCGAATTGCTCGTCGTCTTCCGCAAATCCGGCGTGGATAAGGGAGTCGAGTAAACCTTTCAGGATGTTGTCGAGGTCGCGGCGGCGGGAGTCTGGAACGTCTGCGATTACTTTGATGCGGAGTCGTGATTTGGTGAAAATGTCTAACTTAAGTTGGCGGATGATTTGCTGAACGTCTTTTCGGTATTTCTGGCCTTTATCGCTTATGTAATATTGGCTTCCCCGTCTTCGCCAGTAGGTGTTCACCGACGGCGGGTATGGAAGCACAAACTGATATTCGTTCATGACTTAATCTTCCCCTCCTTCAGCAGTATCGCCTGCGTCCTGATTACGCCTTCGAGGTGGTAAAGTCTGGCGTCTTTGTTGTCGAGATTATGGGTGCGTCGGTCGATCTCCGCGTGGCAGTCACTACAAGCCCATGCGCCGATCAGGTCGTCAGGCTTCATTCCCGTTCCGCAAATTCCAGCCATCCGGTAATGTGCCAGAACTGTAGTTTCAGGGTTGCCATTGCATACGCCGTAAATACGTACCTGGCATTCTCTGCCGCGCGCTTCTTTGCGTAGGTTAGCCATTAAGCAGCCTCCCCTGTTACTTTCAGCATTCCGTTATCGAGCAGCTTTCTGGTCAGCCACTGTTGACCACGCCCGGTGATTTTTGTGGTGAACGATATCTGTATTCCGTGATTTGTGTTGACCGCTGTTTCTTTCACTGTGAAATAGCCGCGATCCATATATTCCTGCATTGGCACATTTCGCCGGGAACCTGAAGCAATAAGGATTTTGTGATCGCGCATCCATGCAAACAGTTTGTTTTGACCAATACCGACAACCTTTGCAAAGTTTCCAATCAAAATTCCGCTGGCCTCGCCAACGCGATCGGCAAACTCAACTTTAGGTGCGGCAATTGCGAGCTGGTTTTCCAGTTGCATTTTCTGCTCAGCAAGATCAGCAGCAAGGCGCAACGCTTCTGGTAGCGTTTTGGGGATATTAACCGCAGCTTCTTCAAGCTCTCGCCAGCGGTCAACAAGGCGAGCGGTGAACTCTGGCGACAACTGGGCAACAACGACAATACTGTCTCGCTTACCTTGTTCGCCCTCGAAGACGTAATGCTCGTACTGAACATTGAACCCTAAGTTATTGATTCTTTCGGAAACCTCAATTTGAGGAAGCCGGATAACACCATTTTTAGCCAGCGTTTCGATGGTACGTTTCACATTGTCATGACGCTTACCCACCAACTCAGCGATTTCAATGCTTGTCATTTTGATGGCATTGCCATTCATTAACTCACTCATCGTCTTCTTCCTCGTACATTGAGCTATTCGGATCGCTCATCAGTTCTGCGCAGCAGTGCTCACACACGTGAACTTCCAGCACATGCAGCTTCTTACCGCAGTTAGCGCACGTTAAAGCCCGCTCGACGCTTTCTTGTTCGTAACTTCGATTTTGGTCAATCACCTTGTTTTCCTCGCACGTTCTCTAAGCCACCGGATATCCCACAGGTGAGCCGTGTAGTTGAAGGTTTTTACGTCAGATTCTTTTGGGATTGGCTTGCGTTTATTTCTGGAGCGTTTCGTTGGAAGGTATTTGCAGTTTTCGCAGATTATGTCGGTGATACTTCGTCGCTGTCGCCTCATGCAGCCCTGTCTCCCCATCTCGCTTTCCATTCCAGAGCCAGTCGCGCTTCGTCTGACCACTTAACGCCATGTTCTGTACCAAATGCCTGTATAAGCTCTAATAGCTCCGCAAATTCGCTTACACGCATCCTGCTGGTTGACTGGCCTATTACCACAAAGCCATTCCCGGCAAGGTTAGGAACAACGTCCTGCTGCTTTAATGCTGCGGTAAACACACACTTCCAGCTTTCTGCATCCAGCCAGCGACCATGCCATTCAACCTGACGAGAGACGTCACCAAGGCAAGCCCAAAGCTTTCGATTCTGGTCTAAGCTGCGGTTGCGTTCCTGAATGGTTACTACGATTGGTTTGGTTGGGTCTGGAAGGATTTGCTGTACTGCGTGGATAGCGTTTTGCTGATGTGCTGGAGATCGAATTTCAAAGGTTAGTTTTTTCATGACTTCCCTCTCCCCCAAATAAAAAGGCCTGCGATTACCAGCAGGCCTGTTATTAGCTCAGTGATGTAGATGGTCATACGTCAGCCCCTTGTGCATATCGTCTGCCACGCGCAGCGGGCGCATTTGATGCTGTGCAAATCTGTCTGGCTTCATCCTGGTCACATGCAACAAAGTGTCCGTTGCAGAACCGCTGGTAAACCGTACCAAGCGAGCCAAAACGGTTTTTTGTCACAATGATTTCAGCAAATGGTGCGGCGCTACTGTTCTCGTCATATACCGCTTCCCGATAGAGCATGATGATTGAGTCTGCGTCCTGTTCAATGCTTCCTGAATCACGCAAATCTGCGTTTGTCGGGCGTTTGTTTGGTCGCTTCTCAACATCGCGCGAAAGCTGACTCAGGGAGATAACAGGCGTTTTCAGGTCTTTCGCCATCGCCTTCAGGCTTCCGGAGATGTGAGCAATTGCGAGGTCGTTGCGGTCTGCTTTCGGCTTCTCAATCAGGCCAAGATAATCCGCCATGATGAGTGACAGGTTTGGATTTTCCTGCTTGTGCCGTTCTGCGATTGAGCGTATTTCTTCGACCGATAACCGCGAGGCATCGACTACCCATACATCCAAATCTGCAAGCTGACTCATGCCGTTAGCAACACGCGCCCAGCCTTCGTCATCCATCGATGCAGGATTTCGCAGCACGCTAACCGACATCCTCCCGGCGTTGGCAATGCTTCGCTCTGCAATCTGCAATGCGCTCATTTCCATCGAGAAAATCAACACTCCGCGCCGGACGTCAGAACCAGGAATAGCGCGGCTTGCAACGCCTTCGGCAATCTTCAGCGCCAGTTCGGTTTTCCCCATACCAGGACGAGCGGCGATAATCACCAGGTCTTCTGCGTTCATCCCTCCGGTGATAGCGTCAAGTTCTTCGATTCCGGTCTTCAGGGTATCTGACTCTTCTCCGTTCCTCAGACGCCTGTCAAGCGTGTCAGTGTAGTCAGTGATGATTTCCCCTAACCGTACAGGTTTAACCTCGTCACGGGGCTTTCTGATAGCTGAGAGACGTTTTACAAGTTCATCCATCGCCTGACTCGATGCGTCGATGGTTCCGCTCTGAATTGGTTCACGCATTTCATCCATGATTTCCAGCACCAGACGGCGGTGATAGTTATCCGCGACCATTCCGGCATATCCCTTCAGGTTTGCGGCACTCGGGCAGTTTTTGCTGGTCATCAGGATTGACGTGAAATGCTCCTCTCCGCACGCCTCGGCAACCATCAGTGCGTCGATTAGGTTTCTGTTTCGCGCCTGCTTGCGGATAACCTCGAAGGCTTTCCGGTAGAGCGGAATTGAAAACGCTTCCGGCTCCAGCGTTGCCAGAACGTCACTGGCGGTTGGTGTTAATCCACCAATCAGCAGGCCACCGATAACGCTCGCTTCGATATCCTGTCTCATGCAATCCCCCTGTCTGCAAACTTCCCTTCCCGAACTCCCGTTAACGAGTCTTCTCTCAGCAGGTAATCAAAATCAGCCGTCCAGCCCGTGTCGTTGTCTCCGAAGTAAAACGGCTTGGCCTGATGCACAAACGCCCTGACATACGCTCTGAAACCGTCCACGTTTGGCGTTTTCAGTTGCGGGATGATTTTCTTCAGGCGGCGTTTGCGTTTCTCGTTGACCGCAACAGCGTGTGGCAGTCTGTCACCGACTTCGGTGTTGTAAGCGTTCAGGAAGGATTCGTAGTCGATTCGTTCTGCCTTGCGACGTTCAGGTTTAACCTGCCCATCGCCGCCCCCGTTAGGGGGTAAGGGGGTATTTGTATTTATTGTCTTTTGTATATTGTCTTTTGTGTTTAGCTGACTTGGCTTATACCCATTAGCCGACTTGGCTAATGTTTTATTAGCTGTTTTAGCTAATGTTAAGCTGTCCTGGCTAATCCACTGAGAAACCACCTTGTTCACTCCGATTTTCACGCCATCAGCAATGAGGAATTTACGCTCAATAAGCTGGCGCTTGGCAGCGCAAACATGAGTGTGATGAATACCTGTCATGGCTGCTATCTGCGTGTTTGTGAGTCGATCCATCGGCTTATTGAATCCGTATGTCTTGCGCATGATAGCGAGCATCACCTTCAGCTGCCGGACGGTTAAATCAGCCATCAGCAGACTGTCGGTAATCTCGTTAGCAACGCGCATGAAACCATCTTCGGTATCTGCCACGCGATGCTCCACGACCTCCAGTTGAGGCCTGTAATCAGCTAACTTAACGACGCCCATGTTTCACTCCTGCTTTGGCTAGTCTGTAAACACCAACAAGGCGCTCTGCGAACGCCCTGTTATTTGCTGCGGCTACCACTAATCCCTCAGGTGAATCAGGGTGTCGAATCTCTTCTTTTTCCTGGTATTTCTTACGACGTTTTGTCATAATTACTCCTGTGGATTGATCCAGTCTTTCTACAATCAGGCCTCGAAGAATTCGCCGTTCTTCGGGGCTTTTTCTTTTGTCAGGTAATCGGCAAGCCGCTTAGTCAATTCAGCCATTTCATCGTCTTCGATTCCGTATTCCAGAACAGCCAGCATCATGCTTACCTGCGAGAAGAAACCATTCTTCCATCGGCTTACCTGATATTCAGGAACCCCCATCGCTCGAGCGAATGTCTTCTGCCCCATCAGTGCCAGTTTGTTCAGCAAGGCTGACTCGATGCGAGCCGCTTTCTTGCTTTTAGTTGCAATAGTACCCATAGATAATTTCCTTAATAATTAGATAGAGTTGGCTTCGCAAAGAAACGCAAAACCATAGAGATTTGTTTCTGGTAATGCCCTTTTTCAGGGCTGTGATGTGTAAGAGCTAGAATGTCTTAAGCGGCTTTGTGTTCCGGCGGGAACACGTCATCAAGACTGACTTTTGCGCCTAACTTGTTTAGGCACTCAACAAGAGCACGGCATGTTTTAAGGTCTGGGAAGCGACGACCAGATTCCCAATGTCCGATAGCTCCCTGTGTGCATCCAACTGCCTTAGCAAGTGTTGTTTGAGAGATATTCAGTGACTCTCGATATTTTCGTAGGTTGCTCATATGCCCTCCATAGTAACCATGAAACAATAATACGATATGTACTTTTAGAATGCAAACAAAAAATACATCTTGTGCATGGATGGTTTTAGTACAGAGCGTAATAATAAGGGTATGAAAATGAAATGGTATGAACTGGCTAGATCCAGAATGAAAGAGCTCGGCATAACTCAAGAGAAGTTAGCTGAAGAGCTTGGTATGACGCAGGGTGGAATTGGTCACTGGTTGCGCGGATCTCGTCATCCATCTCTTGACGAGATTGGTGTGGTGTTTAAATACCTTGGTATTGATAACGTCTCATTCAACCACGACGGTACATTTTCACCTGTTGGCGAATACTCATCTGCCCCCGTTAAAAAACAATATGAGTACCCTGTTTTTTCTCATGTTCAGGCCGGGATGTTCTCGCCTGAGCTTAGAACCTTTACCAAAGGTGATGCGGAGAGATGGGTCAGCACAACCAAAAAAGCCAGTGATTGTGCGTTCTGGCTTGAAGTTGAAGGTAATTCCATGACCGCACCAACAGGATCCAAGCCAAGCTTTCCTGACGGGATGTTAATTCTCGTTGACCCTGAGCAGGCTGTTGAGCCAGGTGATTTCTGCATAGCCAGACTTGGTGGTGACGAGTTTACCTTCAAGAAACTGATCAGGGATAGCGGTCAGGTGTTCCTACAACCACTAAACCCGCAATATCCAATGATCCCATGCAATGATAGCTGTTCCGTTGTAGGGAAAGTTATCGCCAGCCAGTGGCCTGAAGAGACATTTAGTTAACAACCTCACCACTCTAAAGCACACAACAATAACCCGACCTTAGTGTCGGGTTTTCTTTTTCCAAAATATAAACCCATTAAATACAAAGCGTTATAAAAAACCAACTATATTTAGAACATTTTGTATTGACTCGATAAAGTACAAATCGTACTATTTAGCCATCAGCAGGACGCACTGACCACCATGAAGGTGAGGCTCTTAAAAATTAAGCCCTGAAGAAGGGCAGCATTCAAAGCAGAAAGCTTTGAGTAGCGCGAAATGCAGCTGCAAGACAGCAACCGTGGAGATAAGCATCACGGCGCGTTACTCAAAGCTAACTGACAGGAGAATCCAGATGGATGCACAAACACGCCGCCGCGAACGTCGCGCAGAGAAACAGGCTCAATGGAAAGCAGCAAATCCCCTGTTGGTTGGGGTAAGCGCAAAACCAGTTAACCGCCCTATTCTCTCGCTGAATCGCAAACCGAATTCACGAGTAGAAAGCGCACTGAATCCGATAGACCTTACGGTGCTGGCTGAATACCACGAACAGATTGAAAGCAACCTGCAGCGTATTGAGCGCAAGAATCAGCGCACATGGTACAGCAAGCCACGCAGTGAAATAGGTGTGACTTGCTCAGGCCGCCAGAAGCAACGCGGAAAATCAATTCCAGCTTATTACGATTGAGGTGAGCCATGCTCAAGAAAGTCAAGCGCCGACTTTACAAAGAAGGTAGATATTCATGCCAGTTGCCAAAATGCGACACAACAAAATGGAGTGTCGATGATTGGTGTAACTGGATAGATAGATACGGAACTTGGTGGGATAAATAACAGGTAACTTAAGCGTATTTACTTTCGCAGCAAACCACTTATTTGAGGTGAGATATGGAAGAAGAATTTGAAGAGTTCGAAGAGCATCCGCAGGATGTGATGGAACAATACCAGGACTATCCGTATGACTACGACTATTGATAAGAATCAATGGTGTGGGCAATACGAACGACGGCAATGATTGCCAGAGAACTTGGTTAATAGAACAACAAAGCTGCCTGATAGTGGCCTTTATTTTTGGCATAAATAACAGAATAAACACAGCACTGTGTATTCATTCCAACGAGTGAATACACGGAGCAATGTCGCTCGTAACTAAACAGGAGCCGACTTGTTCTGATTATTGGAAATCTTCTTTGCCCTCTAATGTGAGGGCAATTTTTTTGACGGAGTAAACGATGATAAAAACTGATTACCCTGCAGAGCTTAAACAAAAAGTAATAACAGCAATTAAATGCTCTTTTATCTCATGTCGTACAGATGAAGAACGATATGTCGTTGAGTGTGCAATTGTCGAGTTTCTCACAGCGATGGAATTCACCGCTGCAGAATCAATAGATGTATTAAAGCAATCAGACGGAAATGATATTGAAACGGATGATGTTATTGACCGACTAATAAAATCATTCGAAGAAGAAATAGAGTAGCCGCCTGAGCGCGGCTTTACCGCATACCAATAACGCTTCACTCGAGGCGTTTTCGTTATGCAATCAAATATAAGGAGTTACCCATGATGCACTTTCAGCTCGCGGGTAGCGGCGTCATGTCCGCTTTCTACCCGCACGAATCTGAATTATCACGCCGAGTTAAACAATTAATCAGAGCAGCAAAGAAACAACTGGAGGCGTTATGCGCAATGAAATAGCCATCAATCACCAGATGCTTCGTGCAGCACAAAACAAAGCAGTAATAGCCAGATTTATTGGTGATTCCAAAATGTGGCTTGAAGCAAATAAAGCGATGAAATCAGCGATCAACATTCCGTGGTATCGCAGGAAATGAGTTTTACAGATAACTGGTCAGACGAAGAATTCATTCGTCAGATGAACAAAATGCTCAATCAGCACAAAGAACAGGAGAAAGATGATGATTCTGACTCTGAATGATAAGCGTGAAATATCGCAAATAATCGCAAGTTTTACTGATGAAGATTACGAACGAATCAACAGTGAAGTTGATCGCCTCTGCAAACGTTGCGACCCAATAAGCGAAATGCTTCGCTCATATAAGCCAGATGAACACACTAAGGACGCTATCGACTGGCTGGAAGATGATGACTGTAACTATCAGGAAAAAGCCGCTGAATGGTTCTGGGATGCAATAACAGAAAGAGTTAAGGCTGAATATGCCTTCGCAATATTCAAACGCAGACACATTTTTGGAGAAGCAGCATGAGCAATATCGTTGAATTCGTTAAACAGCAAGAGCAGTTATTCTGCGGAGCATTGACTGAACAGACGGTGACATGGGCTAAGGAAAGCCAGTTTGCAATTCAGTATTTCCAGAAAAATGATTACCTGGCTAAAACGGCACTGGCAAATCCAACCAGCGCACAGAACGCCATCATCAATGTTGCGGCGATCGGCATCACCTTAAACCCGGCCAGCAAACTTGCTTATCTGGTTCCGCGCGACGGCATGGTGTGCCTTGATATCAGTTACATGGGATTACTTCATCTTGCGCAATCGACAGGATCAATTAAGTGGGGGCAATGCAAACTGGTGTACTCAAACGACACCTATGAATCAAATGGCCTTGATTCAGCACCAACCCACAAATACAACGCATTTGGTGAGCGAGGCTCTATTGTTGGAGGTTATTGCACGGTTAAAACAGCAGATGGTGACTACCTGACTGAAGAAATGAGTCTGGCAGAAATTAAAGCTGTGGAAGCAACGAGCAAGGCAAAGAATGGACCGTGGAAAACATTCTGGGAAGAGATGGCGCGTAAAACAATAGTTAAACGTGCCAGCAAATACTGGCCTAAAGCCCAGCGACTGGATAATGCCATTCACCTGCTTAACGAAGATGAAGGTATGCATCAGGAACCAGTTATGCCGCACAAATCAGAGGAAGATATCCGCGAAGATGAACGGAAACGCCAGCAGGAAATAATGGATAAAGCACAACTTCTTTGTGATGAAATGGCTCAGGCAGAAAACATGGATGATTTGAAGCGATATTTTGCAGAAGCATATCGCCTGACATCTGGAATGAAATTGCAGCAGAACGTACAAGCCATTTACATAGAATGCAAAGCGAAACTGGAGGTTGCTAGTGAGCAAACTGTATGAAATTGCCAATGAATACGCAAAATTGATGGATTCAGATTTAGAACCAGAGATGATTGCTGACACAATAGAAGGCATGGAAGGAGAATTTACCGATAAAATAGAGCAACTTCTTGCCATTATTAAAAATGAATCTGGTTATGCTGAACGCCTCAAGGAAGAGGCAAAGTCACTAAATGAGCGAGCCGCAGTAATTCAAAATAAGATTAACAGCATTATGGCGTATATAGCGTCATCGCTTGAAATGGTTGGCAAGAAAAAGATTCGAGCAGGTATTCACCAGGTAACAATCCGCAAACCGTCAGAAACTGTAGAAATCTTCGACTCAAGCGCCCTTCCTCCTGAATACGTTGAGTTCGAAACGACAATTAAAGCCGACAAACTGGCAATCAAACAACAACTAAAAGCAGGAATAAATATCCCCGGTGCTCAACTCAAAGTTGGGAAACCTTCACTTCTTATCAAATAACGGTATCGCCTATGAAAAAGACTCCATGGGAGAAATGGGAAGTCGATTTCTTGCGCGAAGTAGCGGCGACAATGCCAGTTGAAGTTATCGCTGAAAAACTGGAAAGGACTGAAAAAGCAGTAATGGCGAAAGCAACAAGGATTGGCGCTGACATTGTTAGCCGACTTCGTGGAAGACGATGGACAAGAGCCGAAGTATCACTTTTCGGTAAGTTCTCCGCAGAAGAAATAGCAATTGCAACCTGCCGCTCAATTTATTCAGTAAGAGCTATGCGATACAAGCTAAAAAAACTCGATGAAGAAAGAGCAGGCATACGAATAAATTAACATGGAGTAATTAACAATGAAGCTAAACATCGACCTCGGAAAATACGTTATTACCGGCACCAAACACGACCTGATTCTTAGCGAAAGAGGAATTATCAAAGAAGGCGAGAATGCAGGGAAAGAAACACTAAGCCGTATCGGTTATTACAGCAAGTTTGAGCATCTGGTTAAAGAGTTATGCAACCGTGAAATACTGTTATCTCAGGCGCAGACGCTACAGGATATTCAGCAGCATATCGAAACTTTAGGTGTGTCACTTAGCATGGCCGTTGACCAGTTCGTGGAGAGTAAATCATGAGAGGACTTGCATACAATCCCGGCATTCTTCCGGCAGAAATGATTATTCGCCAACGCGTAAAGCCAATGCCATCGAGAGAGGAATTGCTTAAGAGAAATTCTTTTCCATCAGTAAATCAAAACAAATATCTGAATGCGATGTGGCGGAGTGGGAAGAAATGAAACAAATGTCACTAATTGAGATGGATGGATTTCTGAAAGGTCAATGCATCCCACGAGATTTAAAGGTTAACGAAACAAACGCTGAATATCTTGTCCGTAAGTTCGGTGAACTTGAATCAAAACTCAACGAGCAGCGTGAGTATTACGAGGGCGTTATCTCGGATGGGAGTAAGCGCATAGCAGAACTGGAAAAACAATGCGCCGAATGGGAGCGAAAAGAATTAAGCAACTTTGAAGAGTGTGCTGCTATGGCTGAACGTATCGAAGAGTTGCAGACAAACTCTGCACCAGATTCGTTTGGCATCATCGGTGAAAATATTCGAACACAGGATAATCGAATAACGTCAGACCCTATGTTTTGTGTGTATCAAAAGCGCGAAATCGTTGTTGATGCTGATTATGACTATGACCGGATTGTCTGGGTTGATGAAGATGGCAATGAAGCCAATAAACGCCAAAGTCGTCGTCTCGAACTACTTCACGAAAACTTTCGAGAGCCACCAGAAAAATGGCGGCGCGTTGCTGTGAAAGATATTGATGAATTCGTTACCTGCTGTTTCACCGAACAGGGTTGTAAAGACTACCTGGCAGTCAATGGTCACAATCTTCGCTTGCCATTTATATATGTAAAAAGCGGTTTCAGGAACGCTGAATATATCGGCATAAGAAACTGGCTTGCTGGCATTCGCATCAAAGGAGAGTGATATGACCACTTTTACCGACAAAGAACTGATTAAAGAAATCAAAGAGCGCATAGGCAGCTTGGACGTTCGAGACAATATTGAGCGCCGTGCTTATGAAATTGCTCTGGCATCGCTGGAAGCAGATCCAGTTGCTTATATTTTCAAACATCCGGCCGGGAAATTATTCTGGGCTTTAACGGATGAAAGCAATAAAGAGCAAGCGGACGTTATTCCTGTTTATGCCGCCCCTCCAGTGCCAGTAGTACCTGAAGAAAAAACAATGCCTAACCCTCTTAGCATGTACGCGGTCGATGCTGTTGCCGCTATTGCAGAGGTGAGAGGCTGGAATGCCTGCCGCGCCGCCATGCTTCATGGTGCCGAACCTGTAAGCCAAACTTACAAGTTGAACGAGCTATCTGGCAACTCTCCGGTAACTCCGGATAGTTGGATAAGCTGTAGTGAGCGAATGCCGAAAGGGTATGCTGATGTGTTAGTGACCGACGGCGAGCATGTCGAGGTTAAATGGTGGGATGAATCTGGGTATTGGAATAGTTGGACGGAACTTAACTCAGATATCTTTGCCGATGAAATAACTCACTGGATGCCGCTACCGGAGCCGCCGCAGGAGGTTAACCGTGGCTAACCTGCAACTTGCCGTTAAAGGTGAATACTTCGATGCCATGATTCGCGGAGAGAAAACGGAAGAGTATCGCCTGTGTAATGACTATTGGAATAAGCGAATTATGTTCCGAAAGTATGACCGTCTGATTATCACAAAGGGATATCCGAAGCGCGACGATTCCAGCCGCAGAATTGATATTCCGTATGACGGATATGAAATCAAGACAATCACACATCCCCACTTCGGCGATAAACCGGTAAAGGTGTTCGCGATAAAGGTGAATATCGGCACTGAATAACAATCCTCGCATTCGCGGGGATTTCTTTTATCTGAACTCGCTACGGCGAGTTTTGTTTTATGGAGATGATAAATGCACTTCCGGGTGACAGGTGAATGGAATGGAGAGCCATTCAACAGAGTTATCGAAGCAGAGAACATCAACGACTGCTATGACCACTGGATGATATGGGCGCAGATAGCGCATGCAGACGTAACCAATATTCGAATTGAAGAACTGAAAGAACACCATGCCGCCTGATGGCGGTTTTTTATTGGAGACAAGAAATGTCAGATTTGGCTATGAAGGTTTTGAAATGGCAATCGACTGGCGATGTCGGCATCAGTAGCGCAACTCTTGCCTCAATCGCATGTGGACTGAAAAAGAATATCTATGGTCATCACTTCGGCGCTCCACATGACGCAGCCGATTTCCGACGATGCGTTGCGCTTGTCGAGCAGATTCCAGAAATCAGAGATTCATTCGACAAGGTTGCAAAGCGCGTTCCGGCATTCAAAGGCATCCTCAACGAATGGGATTCCCTCGTTGCTCTGTTGAAGTCAGAAATGAAGATACACGGAAACAAAGCACCAGAGACTTACAAAAGAATTAGCGAGTTACGCAATGACTAACCACAGCCTCACACTCGATGAGGCCTGTTCATTTCTCAATATATCCAGACATAACATCGCCGCATCAATGCGGTTTTTTATTGCCTGATTTGCAGGTTCGATTCCCTATTCGGAGATAGCACTCATGCAACACGAACTACAGCCTGATTCACTGGTTGATTTGAAATTCATCATGGCCGATACTGGCTTTGGTAAAACCTTCATCTATGACCGGATTAAGTCCGGCGACCTGCCAAAAGCCAAAGTTATCCACGGTCGAGCAAGATGGTTATATCGTGACCATTGTGAATTCAAAAATAAGCTCTTAAGCCGCGCCAATGGGTAAAATAGCGGGTAAAATATTTATCACATCTAAAAAACACCATTCCAATCAACCCCCTGCCGCTTCAAGTAGATGTCTGCAGGGGACACCAGATACCCTTCTAACAATATCTACCTTCACCCCGTAAAAGATGGGTTTGGCAGCACACTTGCCCTATATCTACTCATTTTTACTGCAACAGGTTGAAATCTCAGCACTGTCAGAAAGCGCTGATGACTAAACAGCCCTGGGCCGGGCGATGTAACCATCATACAGAATCCTGATAGCGAAATATGGCGTGACTCGATACTTCACTCTGCAATGCATTCCTTGATGAATTCGCAGGCCCGTGATACTCGGGACAGGTCGCTGAATGACGACAATGTCCTGGAAATCAGCGAACCGCGTATCCGGAGTACATTTGAGCGACTGTACCAGAACATGAATGAGGCGTTTGGATTAGGTGATTATTAGTTGGGCTAAGCATTTTTGTATTATTATTTTCCGGTTGAGGGATATGGAGATATCGACAACAACCGGAAAAAGTTTACGTCTATATTGCTGAAGGTATAGGCGTTTCCATAACTATTTGCTCGCGTTTTTTACTCAGGAAGAAAATGCCAAATAGCAACATCAGGCAGACAATACCCGAAATTGCGAAGAAAACTGTCTGGTAGCCTGCGTGGTCAAAGAGTATCCCAGTCGGCGTTGAAAGCAGCACAATCCCAAGCGAACTGGCAATTTGAAAACCAATCAGAAAGATCGTCGACGACAGGCGCTTATCAAAGTTTGCCACGCTGTATTTGAAGACGGATATGACACAAAGTGGAACCTCAATGGCATGTAACAGCTTCACTAATGAAATAATCCAGGGGTTAACGAACAACGCGCAGGAAAGGATACGCAACGCCATAATCACAACACCGATAAGTAATGCATTTTTTGGCCCTACCCGATTCACAAAGAAAGGAATAATCGCCATGCACAGCGCTTCGAGTACCACCTGGAATGAGTTGAGATAACCATACAGGCGCGTTCCTACATCGTGTGATTCGAATAAACCTGCATAAAAGACAGGAAAGAGTTGTTGATCAAAAATGTTATAGAAAGACCACGTCCCCACAATAAATATGACAAAAACCCAGAAGTTTCGATCCTTGAAAACTGCGATAAAATCCTCTTTTTTTACCCCTCCCGCATCCGCCGCTATGCACTGGTGATCCTTATCTTTAAAACGCATGTTGATCATCATAAATACAGCGCCAAATAGCGAGACCAACCAGAAGTTGATATGGGGACTGATACTAAAAAATATACCGGCAAAGAACGCGCCAATAGCATAGCCAAAAGATCCCCAGGCGCGCGCTGTTCCATATTCGAAATGAAAATTTCGCGCCATTTTTTCGGTGAAGCTGTCAAGCAAACCGCATCCCGCCAGATACCCCAGGCCAAAAAAGAGCGCCCCCAGAATTAGACCTACAGAAAAATTGCTTTGCAGTAACGGTTCATAAACGTAAATCATAAACGGTCCGGTCAAGACCAGAATGAAACTCATACACCAGATGAGCGGTTTCTTCAGACCGAGTTTATCCTGAACGATGCCGTAGAACATCATAAATAGAATGCTGGTAAACTGGTTGACCGAATAAAGTGTACCTAATTCCGTCCCTGTTAATCCTAGATGTCCTTTCAGCCAAATAGCGTATAACGACCACCACAGCGACCAGGAAATAAAAAAGAGAAATGAGTAACTGGATGCAAAACGATAGTACGCATTTCTGAATGGAATATTCAGTGCCAT